AGTGTCTGCTGCGCTGTTCCTGCGGCAGCCTTCCGGAACACAGGCATGCCCGCTGCATCGTTCCCGATCACGAGGTTCCGCTGTTGCGCCAGGCCTCGAAGGAACGTTGTGATTTTCTGCGTGGGTGTATAGTCCACACTGTCCGGGAACGCTGGATCCTCCCCGCCCTCGAACACAGGGAGCAGACCGAACGGTTCGGCCATCGTGTTAGCGATAGCCTGCAAGTTCACATCCTTGAACGCCAGCGGGAACGAACTCACCGGCATGGTGCAGTCATTCCACACACCTGCCAGGGCGTAGCCGGACACCGATACCGTTCGGGCGGCAACACTGAAAATAGGGGTGGTGCCCACGAGGGTGCCCGTGAACAGCGGGACTCCGCCCCGATTGATCACGGTGGGCTTGTAGGTGAATGGCACGAACACATCCCGGAACGCCTGGTTCTCAGGTTCCCAGGGTGCCGATAGTGTGAACCGATCAAAGGTGTCCAGGGATAGCTGCAGGCTCATCTCAGTCCAGAACCTGAACGGAGACCCATCCACAGTGATGGAGACCTCGTTAACGCCCTGGGACCTCACGTTCTGAGGGATCGCAGGCGGCAGCGAATTGTCCTCTGGAACCATGAGCACCGCACCGGGAGTTAGGCCAGCCGCAAGGACCTGGGGGTTAGCAGCCTTGATCCGTGCCGCACCTGTGGCCACACCGTAAAGCTTGAGAGCTATGCTCTCGAAGGTGTCCCCTGCCAGCACAGTGTATATCATGTGTAGTACACTACCCGGCGGCCGGCCGGGATCTCAAGCAGCTCCTCCCCCACTAGATCATTCGTGACGATGAAAAAATCCAAGCGGGCATCCACAACTCCATAGAACTCCGCCACTAGATCGATGGCTGTGCGGGGCCGGACGAGCACCACCGCGCGCTCCTGCTTGAGACTGAAGGACAGCTCCACGAGGAACCCGCCTGCAAGCCCCACCGCATCGATCAACTGCTGATAGACCAGCCCGGAGTCGATCAGGTCCAGCCCCGACTGCTCCAGAACACCATCCCTCCAGGCCGTATACTGGTCCGCCATCGCCAGGATAATATCGGCAGCGTTCAGTGCATCGCGGCGCAGCTCGAATTGGTTGTTAAGCACCGAAGCAATGGCACCCACTATCATGTTCGAGGCGAACAGATCATCGGATCGGAATTTATTCTGGGTCTGTAAGTCGCCACCCGGTAGCGGAACCGCCTGGATCGTGACGGTGGTGAGTAGGTTCCCGTAAGCATCGAGGCGATCGGAGATAGCCGCTAGGGAACGAGCTGGGGTCTGGACCAGAATGTTCGTCTGGTTCGCCAGGCTGAGCGGATCGGCCACGAAGGTATCGATCCCTTCATTGATGGCATTGAACACATTGTCAAACTGGCGTTTCACCTTAGCATTAAAATCAGCCACCGCCTGGAGGTTCTCCTTCACCCGGCCGGCTGTCCCGGTGTAAGCACTCCGCAAAGCGGACAGCTCAAACTGGCCACCGATGTCCAGGGTGGCCGCGAACTCGATCGGTGTGGCTGCATTGAATGCAGCTATGGCTGCCGCCAGTTCATCGGATGCCGATCGAGTATCGGAAGGGAACAGAAGGTCCGTAGACTCGAAAAAGGTAACATCGATCACGGCCTGGTTCCCAGCTGTCTTTAGCCGATCGGACCGGTGCACATCTCCGAAGGGAACCACCTGTTTCGTTCCGTACTTCGGATGCACTAGCGTTCCGATACCGGACTCCGCCAGCATCGCCTCGCACAGATCCGCCGATATATCGTAGTCATCCCCGGAGAAGATCATCCGCAGCGGGATCCGCCGGCCGCTGCGTCCGCGGTCCTGCACAAATGTCCCCTCGAAGTCCGGGAACTCGAACGCGGTGGTTTTCTTGGCGAAGGACTGGGACACATCCTCGTATAGAAATTCTATCCGCTGCCCGCTGGGGCTAGTGTAGCTCGGTGTCTGGATCCGATCCTGCCAGGCCATCAGAAGCTCCCAGTGGGTTCAAGAACCACGCCGCTGTCCGAACCCCCGCCGCTAATCACCTCGGCCAGCAGGCCCCTCTCAGCACGCAGGAGCACCTCGGAACGGATCGTCTGAGTGCTCGACCCCGAACCTCCAGCAATAGAGCGGAGCAGGTTCTCCGAGTCTCGCGCCTCGGCACCCACCGGGATGTTCGCCCCTGTTACAAAGCCGGCCATCGTGTCCGCCAGGTTCAGGAGCTGCCCGAACTTATCGGCCACCCCGAGCTTGATTGCGTCTAGCCCCGCCTTCACCCGATCGAGTCCCACAGCCCAGTCCAGGAATGCCAGGGCTGCAAGCGATACCATAACGATGAGCGCGGGAATGGATCCTACGATAAGCCCGATGATAGCGCCGATGCCTGCGACCACTGCGCCGATAGCCAGTATGCCCACGGAAATCGCTGCGACCTTGGCCCCCGACTGAACTAGCTCCGGGTTTAAGTCCACGAACTCCCGTGCAGCTGTGGTCATATCCGTTATCCCCTGGATCATGGCATCGATGCCGTCCTTGTTAGCCACAAATAGGGACTGCGCCAGCCCGTCCATGGCCGATGTCATCAGCATAATGTCCACAGCTGTGGTGGCCCGGAGCTGCGCCGCCAGTGCAGCGGTGGCTCCATCCGCGCGCTTGATCTCTCCGGACATCTCACGGAACGCTGCGGTGCCTGTCTTCAGAAGTGTGGCCACAGCTGTGATGCCGCGGAGCCCGAACAGCTGATTGAGTATGCCGGCCCGGTTGATATCGCTACGGCCTTCGAGGCCTGCCCCCAGGTCATCCAGTATGTTCGCGAACGGACGGGTGAGCCCATCGCGCTCCACCTCGACACCTAGGCTCTTTAGCTTCTTCCGGACCTTATTGTCTGCCAGTTTCAAGAATACATTCTTGAGCGCGGTTCCTGCCACCTCGGCCTTCAGGCCTGCACCGGCTAGCTGGGAGACAGAGGCCAAGAAGTCATCGACCGTGATACCTGCAGCCACTGCCGAGGGCGCACCTTTCTTGATCGTCTCGAACATCTGCTCCATATCCACGTTAGACTTGTTCACCACCGTAGACATTTTGTCCGACAGCTCGATGAAGTTCTTCTGTGTCTTGGCCACATCCCCACGAACGATCAGGCCGAACGCTCCGAGTGAATCGGTGGCTATGTCAGTGGCCCGCGCCAGGTCTATCTCCGCAGCGGTAGCCAGGTCCGTTACACCGGGGAGCAGTCCCACGGATAGCTCTGCATCGAACCCCGCTTTAGCGAAGAACTTCAGAGCCTCGGCGGCCTGGACAGCACTGAACTCCGTGGTGGCTCCGGCATGCAGAGCTGCATCCGCTATAGCTTTGAAGCGGGCACCTGTCCGATCCTTCTCGTCTCCGAATCCAAAGCGAGCTGCAGCCCCCACGATGGACTTCTCGAAGTCGGCACCCCGCTTGATCACTGCGCCCACAGCGAGCCCCGCGATAGCAGCGGCCCCCGCGACACCGGCCACACCGAACGCCTGCTTGGCAGCTTTGCCGATGCCCCGGAGCTTCCGGTTCACCCGATCGAGTCCGCGGCTCATCTTTCGCGTGGCCTTGCCCATGCGGTTCGCCATGCGAGACACCGGAGCCGATACGCGATCGATTCCCCGGAACACAGCCTCGATGGAGAACCGATTAGCCACGGTTCACCCCCATCAACTCGGAGCGAAGTCCCTCATAGAAAAACCGCACCTGCCCGATCGTGAGGGACTCGAAGGTGGGGAGGGTTGCATAGTCTCTGCAGATCTGGACTAGCATAACTTGAATTCCCTCCACCCCTCGAACGTTCACCTCTCGGGATCCACTTTTCCCATGCTCTACGAGCGTGGACCCTACGAACCCAAAAAAATCTGCGCCAGTGCTTGGCACACCATCCAGTCCCGGCTGTCCATCTTTATGAACACCGCTGGCGGCTGCTTTGTCATGTTCCCCAGGTATGAGTTCAGCTTCGCCACGTTCTGGCCATCCTTGAATCGATCCCATGTAGCCACTGCGCTGGCGGCTGGAATCTTAAATGTGAGCGCTTCGAGTTCCTCGAAGCCCGCCTCCGCTGCGTATTTCATCCGGAAGGTGGGTGTACCTTCATCGTCCACAGTGAGATGCCCGGTCCGGATCGCTTTAACGAGCTTGCGCTGCAAGTTCTCGAACCCCTCGGCGTCTCCCTCTTTCATCTCCGTTACATCGTAGTCTAAATCCCAGTTCTCGCAGATCCTAAAAAACTCTGCGAGCGCTACCTCTGTTCCAATTTTTTCGTTGATCATTCGGGGGCGTTCCTTCCTATTGCTTGGTGAGCACTCCAGTACCCATGATATTCAAGGGCGCAGTGGTGGCCTGTGTTTGTGTGGGCATCTCTCCGGTGAGCTGTCCATCTCCCTGATAGATAGCCCCACCGGATAGCGTGATGGTGCATGGGAAAAATCCGTTTCGGTTCGCCAGCTCCTGGAGGAACTCCGCGTCCCCGTTGTTATCGTCGATCGAGACCGTGGCATCCGCCAGGCTCCAAGAGACCCGGGTTTTAATCAAGCGGGACGTGGGGTCCCCATTTGATTGAACATCGTTTTCAAACCCGCCGAGCTTCCGGGCCACGTCTGCATCCGCTGCTACGGAGTAGGTGCGACCGTCTAGGGTGATGCTTTCAATACTGCCGCCGATGGCCGCCATGATTTTCTCCTATCCGTTAGTGTTCAATCTAAAATTCAGATCTATAGAGATCGTGCTCGCGTTCGAGGACAGGAACACAGTAACCCCGAGGTCCATCCGGTTCGGGTCCACTGTGCTCGGTGTCGCTGTGATCGTGTCCTTGGATGTCGCCACATTACTCAATAGCGCGTCTGATCCGAGGGAGTCAATTACTGCCGACAGCCTGGCCCGTGCATCCAAAGGTTTGCGCGCAGCATCTGATACGATCGCCTGGGAGTCTGGGACTATTGCAACGCCGCGCCACCGCTCGCCCTCGAAGGCGTCCGCGATGGCCTGGATTATATTCTGCAGCCGAACGATGTCCACGACGTTCCGCCAAGCCGCTCCAGTGCCATCATCCGGATGATACATCGTCACGGTGTCGGACAGCTCGGGGAGATCGGAAGAGCACACGTCTGAACTCCAGTCACATCACGATCT